TGGACCTGCTCGATCAGGTACTCGTGGCCCTTCTGGGCGAAGCGGCGGCGCTCCTCAGTGTCCAGGTACACGTAGTTGGCCCACACCTCGAAGGTGGGGGTGGTGCCGAAGTAGCTCTGGATGTAGTTGCTCAGGTCGAAGTCCAGGCGGACCTCGTGGTACTGCAGAGCAATCAGGGGCAGGTACAGGCCTGGGTTGCGGTTGAAGAAGAACAGCAGGGGCAGGTACACGTAGGTCTTGTTGGTGGCCACGTCAGCCAGGGTCTGGGGAGACGACGTCATCTTGCCGTAGTTGATCTTGTCCGACTCGCCCAGGAACACCTCGGCGTACAGACGGAACCAGGTCTGGTAGTGCTTGTCGATGCGCTGGCCGCCGATCGTCAGCTCCACGGCCGCAATCGCGCGCTCAGCCACCCAGCACATGTCGTAGCCGGCGCTGTTGTTGGACGTCAGCAGCTGAGTGACGGCGGTGCCGGTCGTCAGCAGAGCCACGTACATGTTGCCGACCAGATCGCCGTTGCGGGCAATCGTCACGGACACGCGGCCAGAGTTGGTGGCAGTGCCGTTCACCGTCTGCTGGATGTTCTCCATCGCAAAGTTGGTGTGGCGCTTGTACACCGCCTGGAAAAAGGTCACCTTGGGCTGACCCGTAAGATACACATCCTGAGCACCGTAAGCAACCAGCTGCATAAGACCACCCGCCATTTGTAATAGTACTCAAGAAAAAAATTCCAGATGCAATCAGCGCGCATCTAGTTAGAGAAAGCCAGACCACCCAGGCCCGACGCGATCCGGAGCACGTTGTAGTTGACCGCGAACATACGCTGGAGCAGGTTCGAGGGCATGCCCGTCTTGAGGCTCACGGCAACCTGGGCCATGTCGATGCGGCTAAAGTTGCACGCACCGCTGGGCTGGTGATCCTCGGGCTTGATGGCGAACGAATACACGTAGATGCCTGGGCTTGGCGATCCATGGTGATGCGTGTAAGGCTGGTACTGGTTAAAGTACTTGCCGAGCTGCTCTGCCGCACGCTCCGTGCCGTTGAGCAGGAACTTGAGCTTGTGCAGAGGGCCCACCTCGTAACCGAAGGTGACGTTGGTGGAGACGTTGGCCAGGCCGCTCTCGACCATGAACACGTTGCCTGAGAGCACGTTGGACTGGACCGAGATGGTGTTGCCTGTGCCGACGTTGCTCGTGCCGTTCACGTATAGACTGGTGGCAAATGGTAGAGGGACGGACAGGAAGGGAGCCCCGACCGTGTTGGGGGCGAATGGCGTCAGAGAGCCCGCCAGCTTGGAGGGATCGCACGTCACGTTGACGTTCGACACGCCCGACGAGAAGTTCCACATGGCGTTACGGTTGGTCAGGGGGGCCGAGTCCTGATAGCACCAGATCAGCTCCTTGACTGGGTGGTTGTACTGCATACGGACGATGGCTGGCGAGTTCTCGCTCGAGCCGATGACTGGGTCACCACCCACATGCTGGACCTGCTCGATCAGGTACTCGTGGTTGTTCTTGGAGAAACGGCCACGCTCCTGCTCCTCGAGATAAACGTAGTTGGCCCAAACGTCGATGGGATTGGTGCCGAAATAGCTGCTGTAGTAATTCGTAACTGAGAAATCAAGACGGACCTCATGGTACTGCAGGGCAATCAGGGGCAGATACAGGCCTGGATTGCGGTTGAAGAAGAACATCAGGGGCAGGTACACCTTGCCCACGCTGTGACGCCAACGTTGTTCGTCACGGGCATGGACGTCATACGGCCATAGGCCAGCCGCTTGGTATCGTCCAGGAACACCTCGGCATAAAGACGGAACCACAGCTGGTAGTGCTTGTCGATCAGTTGACCACCGATGTAGAGCTCGATCGAGTTGAACGCACGCTCGGCCACCCAGCACATGTCAGCAACATTGTTGTTGGAAGTCAGCTGGGCTGCCGAAGTCACGGTGGGGGTCAGGGCGACGAACATGTCGCCGACCAGGTCGCCGCTGCGGGACAGGGTCACCGAGAACAGACCACCGTTGCCACCGGCGCCCTGGACGGTCTGCTGGACGGTCTCCATGGCGAAGTTTGTGTGGCGCTTGTAGGCGGCTTGGAAAAAGGTTACTTTGGGCGTACCCGACAGATACACGTCCTGGGCACCAAACGCCACGAGTTGCATGAGAGCGCCACCGGGCATTTTAATATACAGTGCGAAAAAGTTCCAGCTCGAAAATCTCCAACGCTAGTACAAATGGCCTCACGTAACCGCACCCCTATGCCCCCACCCCCCGAGGACGAGGAGCTCGACATGGGCGATGACGAGGAGATGGACGAGGATGATATGGACGAAGGCATGGATATGTTCGAGGCGCTCGGGTCCCTGCTCGCTACTGAGGATGGTGAGACCATCGCTGAGATTCAGAAGCGCCAGGCTGACGCCGCCGAGAAGATCGCCCTGAACATGGAGATGCAGAACAAGATTCTGGTGAAGATTCTTAGCGCCATCACGAAGATGGCGCCTGCGGCTGCCCCGGAGCCACCGTACATCGCTGCTCCCGCTTAAAAAAGTCGCTGCCCTTTCTAGTAATGGCAAGCAAGGCATCCACACAAAAGAAGGCTCAGCAGGACGCTAGCGCCTACCAGAAAGAAATCAACTCGTGGACGCCCCAAGATCTCGCCGCCAAGCTCACCGAGTGCGAGCGTAATTTGCACTTGGATTTGAACAAGGATGACAAGCGCCAGGAAATTTTCAAACTACTCGCGACCAAGTGGCTCCCGGCCAGCCCAGGACGGGACGCCAACGGTCTTCCTGTTGATATCGACAAAGAGGACCTCGAGCGCATGCTTGTGAACAAGCGCCGAATTATCGATATCTGCGGATATATGCTCGCACAGGCCAGCCTTCTTGAAATTTCCAGGACCGAGACGACCGACATCAATGGCGACCCCATGAGCGTCGAGCGCCGCATCAAGCGGTTCAAGGAGTGCTACAAGAAGATTGTCAAGAAGTTTATTGAAAATGATGAAGAACACAAGATGTTCAACCAACCTTTGGCTGAGAATTACGATGTTGATTTCGACATTGGTGAGGCGGCGAGCCCTTACCAGACCCTCCTGATTTACCTGCTCCGCAAGGCGTACGAGCACGGGTTCCGTCGGTACCGTGACCAGTGCTGCAAGGAGATTCGCAACACTCGCGCCTGGAAGCAGATCAAGGAGATCAAGGATTTCGTCTACGACGAGACCCAGAAGGAGGACAATGCAGAGATGTGGATGAACCTGACGAACCGTGGCGGAATGGCCATGGATGTTATCCGTCACTTGAGCAACTGTAAGGATATCCAGTTTGCCGAGATTAAGAAGGATCGGCACGTATGGTCATTTGCGAACGGCCTGCTGGACGCCCGGCCAATGCTCGAGAACCGGGACGAGACGGGACGGCGCAAGTTTACGTTTTACAACTACACGAGCCAGCAGTTCGCAGACCTCGACCCGCTCCTGGTGAGCTGCAAGTATTTTGATCAGCAATTCAACCCATATGACGACGTGGAGGACTGGTACGAGATCCCGACGCCTTTCATGCAGTCTGTTCTTTCGTACCAGAAATTCGATGATGACGTCTCCAAGTGGATCTATGTCTTCATGGGTCGTCTGTGCTTCGACGTGAATGAGCTCGATGGCTGGCAGGTGATCCCCTTCCTCAAGGGTATCGCACGCTCGGGCAAGTCGACGCTGATCACCAAGGTGGCCCGCAAGTTTTACGAGTGCGAGGACGTCTCGACCCTGTCGAACAACATCGAGAAGAAGTTTGGGCTCTCGAGCATCTACAAGGGCTTCATGTTCATCAGTCCCGAGATCAAGGGTGATCTGCAGCTCGAGCAGGCCGAGTTCCAGTCTTTGGTTTCTGGTGAGGATGTGAGCATCGCGCGCAAGAATGAGACGGCCCTGAGCTTCCAGTGGAAGACGCCTGGAATCCTGGGTGGAAATGAGGTGCCGAACTGGAAGGACAACTCTGGGTCGATCCTGCGTCGTCTGGCCACGGTCAATTTTGGTCGTCAAATCGCAGAGAACGTGGCCGACCCACACCTGGATGACAAGCTGGACGCCGAACTGCCTGCGATTCTGTGCAAGTGCCTGCGGGCCTATCTCGACTACGCACACAAGTACGCTGACAAGGACATCTGGAACGTCCTCCCCAAGTACTTCAAACAGGTCCAGAACCAGGTCGCGACCGTGACCAACTCTCTCCAGCACTTTCTGTGCAGCGAGAAGTTCAAGTTCAGTCCCGATGCGTTCGTACCCCAAAAGATTTTCGTCGAGCGGTTCAACCAGCACTGCCGCGAGAACAACCTGGGCACGTTCCGCTTCAACCAGGACTTTTACGCGGGCCCTTTCAGTTCGCGCGAGCTCGAGGTCCGCGTCGATTCGCGCCTGTATAACGGTCAGCCCTTCTCGACGCAGCCATTCATTTTTGGTCTCGATTTCAAACAGGATCAAAATTAAAATGTGAAGAATTAATAGAATGCCGGGGAACACCCCCAGAACCGCGGCCGCCCAGAAGATTCAGCAAATCTTCCGGAGGAAACGCGTTTTTACGAACGCCCAATTGGGGTTCAGCCTCTCCAAGGCGTCCATCACAGCCAAGATTGTCACATTCAAGTTGCCTACGAATTTTCGTTCAGTATTCGAGTCAACTCCCAAAGGCTTCTCCGAGATCACCGGCTACAAGGGCGACTTCAAGAAGCCCGTCGTGCGGTGGGTCGCAGGTCGTGGATGGATCGGTGACGCCGAGGGCGTCAAGAAGATTGTGGCCAAAAAGGGGCAGCAGACGGTCGTCTTGACCGACACTCATTTCGACGTCATGGGCCTCGGGAACTACGAGGCGGCTCTCTTGGCGATCGTGAGAAACGGGTGGGCGCCCCCGCTCCTCATGAAGGCTCCGCCGATCTACAAGAAAATTGATGGAATTTTCTACGTAAATAGGCAGTTTGAGCTCGAAGACCTCAAGGATGAGCTCAAGAAGCTACCCGCATCGATGCTCGACAAGGTGAGCTACACGCCAGAGGTTGGCCTGCCGGTCGTCATCCTCAAGCTCAAAAAGCCCAAGTGGACCTACCAGTTCTTTAAGAACGGCACCGTGATTTTCACGGGTATCAAGGACCCTGCAGACGTTGAGGTTCCAAAGGAACTTTTCAAGAAGTTTTTCACGGAACACGAGGTGGTGCCCTTTTTGGCGATGAAGATGGGTCCCAAGGGCACGTCTCCTATCGGGAAACCCAACAAGGCCACGGGCAAGAAGGAGGCTCTTGCGAACCGGTACCCACTGGTCGCCTCGTGGAACACAAAGCCTCCCATGGGCTTTTACGTGCGCCCGGGCACGAATGGCAAGCCCCGCCTTTACAAGTGGCGCAAGATGGAGCGCAATATCACCACGCGTGAGATGCTCAATCGTGGGGCCATGAACCTCACGGGGGTCGGGCCCAAGGTGGTGAAGGCGTACAAGAATGCGGGCGTGCCCATTCCCAAGGCGACGATGTCCGCCTTTGCGATGGCGGGCCACCCTCTCCAGGTCAACGAGAATCGCAAGAGCGTGACTGGACATGCCGAGCGCCGCGCCCCCTCATGGAACGCGGCCAAGCCCGGATTCTACGTGCGCCCCGGCCCCGGCAAGCAGCCATACTGGTTCGCCGTGCCAAAGGGCCTTGCATCCGGTCGCAAGACTGTGATAAAGGCGTACGCGAGCGCTGGCCGTAACATCCCTGCGGCGGTCCGTGAGATCTTCAGCATCCCAGCCAACGTCAAGACGAACGTCATCAAGGTCGGTAACGAAGAGCTTGCGCCTGGTCTGCAGCACGTCGTGAAGATGGGCCTGAATCAGGTCCTGCGCATCAACAACCGCCAGGCGACCCGCCTGACCAAGGCGGAGCTCCTTGAAATTGCACGCAATATGAACATCGCAGCGGTGAACGCCAAGATGGCACCGGCCCGCCTCATCAGCCTTATCCAAAATAAGGCGGGCGTGTCGAACAAACTGAACCGGACGTTCGACGTAGTTGTGAACGGCACATTCTACAAGTTTGTGAACAACGGCCGCGTCGAGAAGACCACCAGTGCGGGCGTCCAGACCCGCCGTGAGTGGGCCACCATTCCAGTGGCCGAGCAGAACAAAATTGCCAAGAAGCTATTGCCTTCTAATTTGCATACGGAATACAACGCCACCTCCAAGACCAACCGCTTCAACACCCTCCGGGCCTATGTGGCTGGTAAAAAGCCGGTCAAGGTGCCTAGCCCTCCCCGCCCTCGCCCCCGTACACCGTCACCGAGCCCTTCGAATTCCAATGCAAATAACGCAATGGCTCGTGAATTTGAGTACGGTCTGCGTGTCTCCCAGAATCTCGGGAATCTTTATCGCAATGGAAACGAGTCGGTT